TTGTTTGAACTCGATGAGTTTCAGCAAATGCAGCGTGAAGCTCAACAGCGTGGTGAAAGCAATCCATTATTTTCAGGTGCTTTAGGTATCTATAATGGTGTTGTGATTCATTCACATGAAGGAGTTAATGTTGCAGCAAATGGAGGTGCTAGTTCAAATGTTAATTTTGCTAGAAACCTTTTCATGGGCGCACAAGCAGCTTGTTTTGCAGAATCATCTGATATGATGTGGGTAGAAAAGACCTTTGACTATGGAAACCAACTTGGTATTTCAGCAGCAAAGATCTATGGTGTAGACATTAGTGACTACAACAGCAAAGACTACGGTGTCATCCAGTACGTTTCAGCAAGGACTAATCTGTAATCAATAACCGAAGAGGGGGATTAATCTCCCCCTCTTTATTGGGAATATTATGACCTTAACAGAAATAACAACAGAAGTCAGAAACATTACAGGAGTAGACTCTACCTCTGTTGTCTCTGATGCTGTTATACACGACCTTATCAACGAAGCTCAATATCAACTTTGTGATGAGGCAAATTTATTACAAGGATATGCGACTCGTAATTCAGTTGTAGATACGAGTGAATACGCAATGAAAAATAGTAATGTAGATGTTACTGATTGGACTTTATTCCAAAATAATACTACTGGAGCTACAACATCAGGACAATCTTTAGAATCAATGACTCGTATATATAGAGTTGATTATGATGGAAGCATTTGTCAAAGAATTGGTATTAATGAAATCAGTGACATTGCTGATGATTCTTCGATGAGTAATATTACAACAGATAAGGCTTTTTATATCCATGAAGATAAGTTAGGTATATTTCCTACTCCGACTGAAGTGAAAGAGATAAAAGTTTATTATTATCGATTACCGCATAAGATGCTTATAGAAGCAATCACAGCAGCTGTCTCTACAACATCTTCTATGACTTCAACAGCTGATTTAAGTATTGGAATGAAAATGTCTGGATCAAAATTTTCAGTAGGAACTGTTGTAAAGAGTATTACAAGTGCAACGCACTTTACTACAAGTATTGCTTCTACTTCAGGGGGTGCAGATACTGTAGCGTTTAGTGAGTTTGAAATAGATGACCGTTATCAACGCATACTTATTTACTATCCTTGTTGGAGAGTCTCAGAGAGACTTAGAGACCTAAATTTAATTTCATATTTTAAAAACGAATGGTTAGAACAAAAACAAAGAGTTATTCTTGAAAGACAATCCAGAGATGGCAGTACAATTCTAACTGTTCCTTATAACGACTTTTAATGGCTAGAAAAACTATAAGAGATTTTTCAGGTGGATTAGTTACTTATCAATCTGAATTAGATATATCTGATAATCAGTTTCAAAAGTTTGATAATGCTATCAATACAAAGCGTGGTAGTATTACAAAAAAAGGTTCAGGACTTAATCTTAGTACAGCACTAGCAACAACAGTAGATACTAGCACTGAATTTCTTCGTTATAGAACAGAAAAAGATGCGAGTGGCAATAATACTAGTACAGAATGGTGGGTAGTCGCAAACGCAGATAAAGTATATAGAAGTGCTACAGATAATGGCTCTTGGGCAACAATAAATACTTATGCTACACTTGGAAGTGAAATGTTAGATGATGGTTTATCTTTTGCTACCAGTAAATGGACTTTTGGTACTGGTTGGAGTAGGGTTGTAGGGGAAGCAAATGTTTATGCTCAATATTCAACAGGTTCAGGTGTTGGGGCATTAGCTCAATCAAATACTAATATGCTTTTTAGTCTCGAAAAAAATAAAATATATAAACTAGTTTTTGATGTTCAACAAACACTTGGTTCAAGCGTGGGCATAACAATTAAAAATTCAGGACTAACTGAAACATATATTTCTTTTGCAAATTATAATCAAGCAACACATACAGTATATTTTTCACCTGAATCAAGTTCAGCAGGGATTGCTTGGTTTGCTTCTGCTTCTGATGGGACTTCAGAAACCACTGCTTTTAGAATAGACAATGCCTCATTAAAAGAAGTACCTAAACATGACCTTCTAGTACACAATCAAGTATTAAGAATTAGTGATGGTGCATTTTTAAACAACTCTAAATGGTATGGGCATATTAAAAGAGATTTATTTGGTTCAGGAATTGCTTTAACGCATTATAGATTTAGGACTCCTCCGATGGCTACTGCTTTAAATGCTTGGACAGTAGAAGATACCGAATTAGCACCCCCAGTCGTTGTTCCTATGAAATACGCTTTTGATCAAAACAATGATATTAACGCAGCAAATGAAGTAGGTATTTTTGTTCATTATCCAGATGAAGAAACGCAAAATGGAGACCTTATAGATACTAAGTTAATTCCTGATGCTGCAGCAAATACTTTCTCTTCTAAAGATAAGTATACAGTGTCATTTTTATATGACTATGTTCAAGAAAGTGAGCTTGCCAGAGATGCAAATGGAGATATTGGGGTTTTCCCTCAAAACGCTCCTCTTTCTTCAGGTGCTAGGTGTCCTGGTATTCAGCTAGTTGTTGATACTGGTGTAGACCTAGCTAGGTGGAATAAAAGAATTACAGGTATTAATTTATATTGGCAACCCGAAGACGATGTTGATTGGTATTTAGTGACGACTTATGATACTCAGGATGGTTTTTCAGAAGATCCTAGAGCAAAAGATTCAGCTACTTCTACAGTTATTCTCAGGGGAGCAAGTATTACTTCAAATAATGGAGCTTGGATTCCCTGCTTAGAACCTTACGGAGCTAGTTCTAATGATGATTTAGCATTGAATTCTGATGATGAGCTTCACACATTGACGACATTAAGAGGTAATACTTCATGGTCATTTACCAATTCAAACTTTGCCGCTGACAAAGCAATAATAGTTATGCACGATTTAACGAGTAATGATTTAGCAAACTTTGCAATAGGTCTGAAAAAAACAATTACATATATTGCAAACATCAAATCAATTTCTACAGTTACTTTAACTACTGGCACATCAGCAGGTGCGGTGAATTGGGGTAACTGGGTCGGACAAACTTACGCTGATTTAGCAACAGATTATCACTGGGGCAGTCTTACTGGTTTTGTATGCACCGTATCTACAGATAAACTTGCTACTTGGTATATCCCAAATGATGGTTTAAAGCTATCTACCTATAATTCACTTACAGGTAGAGCTGCAGAAACTAGATTAAAACCAATTAAATGGAATACAGCGACTGTTGTTGGTAATAAAGCATTTTATGCAAATATAGATTTTAAGGATGAGAATGACCAAACACTTCGTGAAAAGAATCGCATTGTCTTTACTGATAACTTTAAACTCGACGAGGCAGTGGTGGGAACCAAGTTTGTTGATGTTGGTAAGAATGATGGCGATGAAATAACTGTATTACATTCTGCTCAGAATAGATTATATGTCTTTAAAACAAGAAATATTTATATCTATAGAATACAAAGCGCACAATCAGTAAACTTTATTTTAGAAAGACATATTGCAGGCATTGGTTGTTTACATAAACACGCAGTGATAGATACACCTTTTGGTATTTGCTTTGCAGATAATAAGCAAGTAAGTCTTATTCGTGGAACAGAAGTATCTGAACTATCTCTTTTAATTAGAGACACTTATCAAGCATTAGATCTTAGAATAAATGAAGGTGCATTATCTCTTGGCTACCACGCAAATATTAATACCTTAGTTGTGAATTATGACTTTGATGCAAATACAATGTATGCGTATAACTTTGATACACAATCTTGGTCTAAATTTGATGGGTTTACAGGTAATTATCAAAGTCAATTTGTTTTATCTGATACACAAGAATTACAAACGTATGAAGGAGAAACCAAGAAGGTTGCTAATGTTTTCAGTAGTACAACAAATGATGCCACTTCTACAATGTTGTTAAAGACAAAAAGATATGACTTTGGTTTACCTGATAAATTTAAACGCTTTACAAAATTGCACATTACCTATAAAGGTAGTAGTACAGGTACAGCTATGTCTTATAAGGTGTATATAGATGGCAGTGATACAGCATCTATTACTCAAGAAATGATTGAGCATTCTACGTTGCAAACATATTCTAGTATTGTGAATGAGCTAGGAAAGAGCATTGAGATTGAAATCTATGGAGTCGAAAGCAATGTGCGCATCGATGGCATAGATATTGATTATGATATAGAAGGGAGTAATCCATAATGGAAGAAACCATTGAAACACTTACTGATGGTAAGCAAGATAAAATTTTTAACCTTAAACAAGGATTTTTTAGTCCTCAAGAAGGTAAAGACACAGATATTGGGATATGCACTAAAGAAGGTAAATTTTACTTAGCAGTAAAGCTAAATGAAGAGTGGCATTTCTCAGAAATTAAAAAAGCAAAGGATTTATAATGGATAAATATCAAATTAAACAGAATAAAATTGGTAAGAGATTAGTTGGTTATCAGGTTGTAAATACTGAGACTGGTAAAGTGTTAAAAGAATGGTCTGTACAATCAGGTAAAGGCGAAGGTGTTTTTAGAGGAAGAAGAATAGAGAATGCAAGTAAAAATGCTAAGAATTATTTACAGTCATTGCAAAATAAACAAGCAGTTGCAGGCGACATAGCGGAGTATAATCCTGAAACTGGTCTGTATACGACTCCAGATGGGAAATCGTATGAAAGTATTGATAAAGCTCGAAGCACTTCTGAAGAAGCTCGTAGGATGGCAGAGCTTGAAGAAACTGAAGAGAAAACAGAAGCGCAACTTGGGGAACTAGAGCAACTTATTCAAAGGTCTGGAAGAGCGCAAAGACAAATGGCTGAAAGAGTTGGTGCTAGACAACAAGGTCAATTATTAAGTCAGTTAGAACGCTCAATCTTAGGGACAGGTGGAGAAGCTCAAACTCTAGAAGCCTTAACTCCAGGTATTCAAGAAAGAGCGGAAAGAGGTTTATTAGATAGGCTTACAGGTATTGAAGCGCAAACTGCACAACAATTACAGCAAGTTCCTAGGTTAGCAATAGGACAAGCGACTACAATGGCAGGATTAGGTCAAACGCAACAACAGATTCAAGACCAAATGGCAAGAGCTATTATGAGTCAAGAAACTGCAAGGGCGCAGATACAAGCAGACATAGACAGGCAGCCAGAGTGGTGGGAGGGTATCTTAGGTGGTGCAGGTAAAAAATTAGGCGAAGCAGCAGGAACTAAATTAGGAACTAAATTAGGATTGGTATAAATCATGGCTTTTAAATTTAAAACAAAGAAAAGACCTTCAGCAACACAGGCATTTGCAGGTGGCTTTGCTCAAGGTGCAATTAAAGGATTGCAAGAAGGTGCAGAGAGAAGTTTACAAGATAGATTGAATCAGCAAGAAGTATTTAAGAATTTTCGTAAAGATTTTTCTCAGTCTATTAATTATATTGATGTAAATGATGAAGATAGAAAAATATTAAGAAATGCTCAATCTATGATGTTAATGGGTACATTAAAAAATAAAGATGAAGTCGTTACTCATTTAAATGCTAAGTCTCCTAATTTAGGTTTTAAAGTCACTGGAGCATCAGCACCGCAAGTAATAGGTAGTTCAACAGGTGGCTATAGCACACTTCAATTTGTAAATGGTAAACCTATTATTAGTAAACTTACAGATCCTGTAGAGAATCCATATATGTTAAGGACAACTTCTCCTGAAGGTATAGAGACATTACAAGCAGTTCCAAAAAAATCATTAACTACTCCTGTAATAACAAAGACTTCAAAGTCATCAAAAGAAAAAACAGTTGAAGATAAACAACTTGAATTAGCTCAAAAAGAAGTGATTAAAAACGCAACTGAAGAGGGCATTTCTATTGAAGGTTATATGGAAAAATATAATGGGCAACCAGAAGTAGAATTATATAAACAATTACAAGGAGGGAATCAAGAAGTTGTATCTGAATCTACTAATGTTCAACCTCAAGCTATGGAAGGTATGACTATTATTAACCCTAACACTGGTGAAAGATTAATGTTGAAAGACGGTCAATGGCAGCCAATCAAGTAACTCCACCATTACCCAAAGGTTTTGTATTAGAATCTGAAATACCTCCTTTACCAAAAGGATTTGTAATAGAAGATGATTCTGATATAAAAGTTGATACTGTTAAAACAGAGGTTAAAAAACCAAAAGAAGAAAAAGTAGATAAGGTTCAACCTGGATTAAGAGTAGCTCCAGAACCTACTTTTGGTCAAAAGTTTAAATCATTGATTCGAGGAATGTTTGTAGATGATTTAAATACAAATGTTGAAAGCCAAATGATTTATCAAATAAGTAAAGATACTGGTAAATCACTTCAAGAGGTTTCTAAAGACTATGATAAATTAATTCGTGATCCAGAAATCACAGGTATTAGGCCAGACCCTACAGTAATGGAGGGTGCGGATATAGCATTTACTGGTGCTATAGCAGCAGGACTATCTACAAATCCAATAACAGCAGGACTAGGTATAGCAACATTTATGGCAATAGATGAAGTTCAAAATGCTATTATTTCTGGTGCTACAGATGGCAAATATGAATTTGGTGGTGGTAAAAACTTAGCATATTTACTACCAGAAGATGCAACTAGAACTTCAAGAGAATTTGTTGAAATTATTGATTTAATTGGCAAGGGTATGGTTGTTGGTAAGATTACTCCTAAAGCAAGACAGCAGTTTAAAAAAGCATCCGAGTTTGTTACTAAGCAGTTTATTAAAGAATATAAAATGCCTAAAACTATTTACATGGATGCAAATAAGGTTAAGTCAGCATTAAGAGGTGGTGATAAAGATGTTATTAGCAAGTCTGAAAAAGATTTATTATTTGATTTAAATCTTAAAGGGCCACAATATAGAAAAGCAGTTCGTGATGGTATAGCTATAGAGATTCCTGCTGAAAAAGTAACAAAAATGGTAGATAGACCCTGGTGGGGACAAGTTAAAGAAGTATTTAAAGTTCCTAAAACAGATAGGGTTATTAGTGTAGAAAAGATTGGAGAAACAAAACAAACAGTAAGAGGATTATTAACTGAGCCAAAATTTAAAGTTACTGAAACTCAAGAACTTAATTCTTTAGTTGAAACTTTTAATAATACTTATAAAAGATTGTTTCAAGAGGGTAGAACTAACGCTCAATTATTGCAAGATCAAAAAGCAACAATTAGGCTAAGTAAACTAATTAAAGAAATAAATCCTAGTTTTGAGGCTCCAGAAATACCTTTTGAATCTGATTTAAATCAAGTTGAAGGAAGTACATTAAGACAAGCCAATATAGATGCTATGGAGCGTAATCAGCACTTTGGTGAAACAAAAGCTGCAAAAGAAAGAGTTGCAGATGTTGAAAGAACTAGTCGAGCTGATATTACACAGTTTATGAGAAATGCGTTTGGTGTAACTATTAGAGGTAAAGCAACCAATCGAATGAGAGGTGTTGCAGGCTTTTTTAGACCAGATAAAAAAACAGTAAGGTCAAAAGTTACAGACGATGTTTATGTATTAGCACATGAGGTAGCTCACTTTTTAGATAATAAAATATGGGGCAATCAACCTAAGCAAAGACCTCAATTTAGACAATGGCAAGAAGAGCTTGGAAAATTAGATTATGATAAAAATAAACTAAGAACAAGTGAAGGCTTTGCTGAGTTTGTAAGACATTTTGTAAGCACAGGAAAAGCTCAGGAATTAGCACCAAATTTTTATAACTATTTTACTAATGAGTTTGCTCAACAAAACAAAGATATATATAAAAACATTTTAAAACTTAAGGACTTAATGACTCGTTATAATAAGCAAGGTTCTCTCGATAGAGTTAAGTCACAAATCAACTTTGATGGTAAA